ATGGCCAGGAGGTCGAAGCTGTAGTCCATCGTCACCAGGGTGCTGACGGGGCCACCGACATCACCCAGCACGGTGACAGCGCCATTGCTGGCCACGGTCACGAGCTTGGTGCCCATGACCCGGTAGCAGACGCCATTCCAGTTGATGCCGCCACGATCAATGCCTGGGCCAGTGCCGTTGGCAACGATACCGTCACCAGGGCGCAGAAAGCCCTTGCTGATGCCTGATTCTTTTGGGACTGGCACCAGGTTGACCGGGTACGACGTGCGCAGGTCTGGCCCGTTGTCAGCGTAGATGCCGTTGAGGATTGGAATCTGCATGGCTTACCACTTGACCTTATTGGCCCAGTACGCTGCGCTCATCTTTCCCTTGGCGATGTTCTCAGCGTGCCTGGCCTTGAATGATTCGCGCCGGGCTTTGTCCGCCTTGGACTCACCTTCGCGCTTCGGAGACCCGGACACACCCTGCTGGCCAAAACGGATGGTCTTGACCTGGTCGCCATCTTTGGCCACCACGACGTGGGATTTGGTCGGGTGCGACGGTGTGCGCTTGGGCTTGTTGAAGCCCTCAACACCGACGCGAGCCAGACGCGGGTCTTTTTTTGTTGGCATCAGGAGATCCTGTACCAGCTGTTCAGAGACTGCACAAAGCGCATGCGGAAGAACGCATTGGCGGCCAGAGTTGCCGGAGCGCCATAGGCAGCTGATGCACCATTCAGCGCCAGCGTGAATGTGGTGATGATTTGCGTGGTCGTGACCAGCACCTCGGTGCCATCAGGCACTCCAGTGTTCAAAGGCAAAGTGATCGTGCCAGCGGCCAGCGTTCCAGCAGGCTGCAGCAGCATCCATTGCTGCTGGCTGACAGGTGTCGGCACGGTGATGTTGAAGCCGGTGCCAGGCGTCGAGATGCTGGTGGCCAGCGTCGGGGCTGCGAATGTCTGCTGGAAAAGCGCCAGCAGGGAGCCGATCGGCAGGCGTCTTGCATCGCCGTTGTTCGGGGTGTAGACGGGAATCTGGTCGCCAGGAGATGCCTGGAGCAGCAGTGGCAGTTGGTTGATTTGTGGCATGGTTTGTCCTCAGTTGTACTCGATGGGGCCGTCCGGTCCTGCGGTGACCGGATCGACCGGAGGACGCAGGAATGGGTTGTCGTACACGCGCCAGGGCTTGTTGCCAGCGCCAGACGGCATGGTGACGGGCATCTGCTGCGGAATCGGTGCGGTCGCACGCTGCAGCAGGGTGTTGTAGCTGTCCTTGGCCACGGCCTTGGTCTCTGGCATCACCACCTTGCCGTAGCCGGGCGCAATGCGAATGGCCAGATTTGTGATGATGGCCTCGTTCGCGCTGTCTGGCACTTCGGACGGCTCGTCAAGGTCGCTGTACTGTGGGCTGCCTGGCAGTGGGTAGCCCAGCCGGATGCCTTTGCCGTTCCAGTCTGCGATCATTGCATCGAGGCGACGCAGTGCGGTCTGGAGCTGCTCGGGTTGCAGGTCGAAGACATAGGATGCAAGGCCGATTTCCTCGAATGCGGCTGCAACGAACTGGCGCTTGCTGTAACCCATATCAGGCCTCCTGCTTGCTGAGTGCTTCTGTGATCATGACCAGCAGCTTTTCGTCGCTGGTGCGCTTGGTGAACGTCAGGCCGAGTTCTTTGGCCTTCTCGATCAGCTCGATTCGGGTGGGCGCTGCATTGTCATCGGGCACGGCCGAGACTTCGACTGCAACTTCCTCCAGCACCTGGGTGGCCTGCTGCGCCAGCAGACGGTGATTGATGCCGTCGATGGGGCGCGATGGCTTGCGCACCTTCACGGGCTTTTTCTTCTTTAGGTATTTCGGGGCGAGGATGTTCTCTTCCATCACTTGGCCTTCTTTCTGGTCTTGGCTGCGGCCTTGAAAGCGGCAGCGGTTGGCGCACCTTTTGTGCCTGGCTTGCGCATGCGCTCAGGCGTCTTGCCTGCAGCCTTCTGGCGCTCGATGCGCTCACGCTTGGCGTGAATGTTGGCGTACAGGCCGGACTTCATTTCTTGGCCTTCTTGGGCGCTTTGCTGGGCTTACCAGCAGCCTTGGCCGCTTTGGTGGCGACGTTCAAAGCGATGGCCACAGCCTGCTTTTGCGGCTTTCCAGACTTCATTTCCTTCGAGATGTTCTTCCCGATGGATTTGCTTGAGTAACCTTTGGTCAGTGGCATTTTGAACTCCTATGCAGAAAGGGGGGCCGGAGCCCCCCATTCTTTCCCGGTTTACTGGTTGAACAACAAGATGCCGGACATCTCGGGGTTCTTGTTCACAACACCGAACAGCGTGTCCATGCGGTACTTGATGGTCATGCTGTCAATGTCGTAGAACTTCTGCATCACCAGCTCAATGCCCTGGTCGGTGGTGGCACGCATCACTGCGACGCCAGCATCGGAAGGCACGGCATAACGGCCAGGCAGAATTTCCAGAGCATCACGCTGCCAGAACACGTTGACCTGTGCGGTGTTCACGTTCAGGAAGGTGATGGCAGCAGCGTCGGCAGCGATTGCCACTTCGACGTTCTTGTACTGCAGCTGGGCATCGGTAGGAGCAACACCCTGGGCACCGATGATCGGAGGGGTGATGGTCATGGTCGTTGCCGAGTCCACAGACACCACGCGGAAGGTCTTGAGTTGACCAGTGCTCTGCTTGGTGATGTGGTGCACAGCGTAGACCTCAGCGATCGTGAAGGCGTCGCCAGCGGCCACGTTGGTGGTCGAGGAAACGGTCACGGTCTGGAAGCGGTTGTCCACGTTGATCTGGCCGCCGACCGAGGTCGAGGTGGCCTGAGGCGTGTAGTTCGCTTGGCTGTTCGCACCGTTGGTGTCGATGGTGATGCCAGCGCCAGCTGCAGCAGCTTGGCGGTTGGCGTAGTCCATCTTGTAGGTCTCGAAGCCAGCGACCATGCCGACGTAAGAGCGCTCATAAGCCTTGTCAGACTTCTGATTGCCAAACGAACGGGCAGAGCCAACCAGATTGCCAGCCAGGCCGTTGTAGTCGCGGCTGGACAGGGCCATGAAGCGCTCGTAGTCGGGCACGCCTTGCTCGTTCATGATGGCGTCGCACAGGGCCACGTCGTCATAGTCACCGGCAGCAGCAGCGATCGGCACAACCAGCGAACCCAGGCTTGCGGCCGAGTTCATGATGGCGATGTTGATGTCGCTGGCCAGCTTCTGCTTGGCGGACTCGCCCAGGCGGCCTTCTTGCAGGGCATCGCGCAGTTCGAGGGAGGTCATTTCCCAGGGAACGGTCTTGCTGAATCCCAGGGTCGCAGGCACGGCCAGCTGCGTCATGCCCTGGTAGCCGGGAATCGGCGTGCCAGGAGTGCTGCTGATCGACTGAGCGATGTAGGGCTGGGGACGCCAGATCGTGTTGTTGGCGCGTTCCATCATCGTCTGATCGGTTTGGTAGATCGAGACGTTGCGGGACAGCACCAGGGCGTCCTGGAAACCTTCGAGGAGGTCTTCGAACGCTACGCGTTCTTCTTTGGAAAAACTATTGGCCATGATGGGCTCCTATTTCAAAAAATGTCAGTTTTTAGCTGCTTTCTGTCGCTTGTACTGGAGCACCTTGGTGTAGTTGCCAGTCTTTTCAGCTTCAGCACGCAGCCGTTCGAGGGTTGAGTCCACAGCGCCAGAAACTCGGCCAGTTGAGCTGACCATCCTTTCGGGTGCAGGGGCTGCCTTACGGTTCGTAACTTTCAATTCCTTCTCCAGTTTCGCTACCGCAAAGGCAAACTTTACGGGGTCTTCAATTTTGGCCAGCTCTGCCGCCTTCTTCGGGTTCTTGCCGAGTGCGTAAATCACCAGTGCCGGATTGTCCGCGCCTTGCAGCACGACGCCCTGTTGCGTGACGTTGAAGAGTTCCTGGGCCACAGCCTCGGCGTCCTCAAAGTCTCGCACGCGTAGCTCAGCTTTCGCCTTGCCATACCCTTCGAGCTTTTCCTGCCAGGCTCGTTGTTGCGCTTGCTCAGCCTGGCGAGATTTTTCAACCTCGGCGTCGGCTTGGCGCTTGCGCTCGAACCAGTCTGCCAGTGCAGTCTCGAATCGGTCTGCGTCGTATTCGTAGTCCTCCAGCTTCGGCTTTGCGCCAAGTGCGACCGGCTTTTTCTCAGTCGTTTGGTTCAGCTTCGCTTCGAGTTCTCGAATGCGTTTTTCCTTCTCACGGTTTGCCTTACGCAGCTCTTTCACCCAACCAGGTGCCTGAGCGTGCTCATCGGGAGGTGGCGCTTCCTCACCAATGGAAACGATCACTTCGTCGTCGTCGCCTTCGTTGTCGCCGGATTCGGTATCGTCCTGGTCGCCGGTGGAATCTTGCTCACCAGCCACTTGCTCAGTCTCGATTTCCTCTTCCTGATCTTCGACCACTACGGTTTCGTCGTCGTTGCTCTCATCTCCAAATTCTGCCTTTTTGTTCATTCAAATACCCCATTTAACTCACCCATTTGAAACGGCTGGGTGGGATTCCGTATAACCACATTCTCCACTAAAACGCTGTCATCTGACAACGGGTTGCACTTGTTCGCCAAGCGCAGCCTGCTGAATCGCCTCTGTGGCGGTCAGCGCCATGTTCTGATCGATCTCGCCAGTCTTGGCCAGGGTCTCGGCCGTCTTGGCGCGGGACAGCTCTGCGTCTGCCACGGTCTTGATGGTGTTGGCGCGTGCCTGGGCAGCCTTGGCCACGGCCTCTTCGGCTGCAGCCTGCAGGAAGATGGCGTTCGGGTCTTGCTGCTGGCCCT